AACGAATTCAAATCGTTGTTAGAAATTCAACGGGTTCAACATTAACGAAAGGACAAATAGTTTACTTGAGTGGTGCAACTGGCAACAGACCAAATGCAGTTCTTGCACAAGCGAATTCAGAAGCGACATCAAGTAAGACGATTGGAATGGTGATTGCAAACATTGCCAATAATACAGATGGTCAAATTGCGGTTAACGGAACGCTTCACGATATCGACACAAGTGCATTTACTGCTGGTGATATGTTATGGTTAAGTGCTACAACAGCAGGTGGAGTTGTTGCGAATACACCACCAGCAGAACCAAATCATAGTGTGTTTATTGGTTATGTTGCGCGTGTTCACCCAACGCAAGGTCGCGTTGTATTAGCTATTCAAAATGGTTACGAACTTGATGAATTGCACGGTGTTCAAATTACAAGTGTTGCAAATAATGATTTGTTGCAATACGATTCAACAAGTGGATTATGGAAAAATGAAAGTTTATCGAGCGCAGGAATTCAACCAACATTAGTAAGTGGTACAAGTATAAAAACGATTAATAGCACTTCGTTGTTAGGAAGTGGTAACATAGCAGTAGAACCAACAATAACGGCAGGTACAACATCGCAATATTTTCGTGGAGATAAGACGTTTCAAACATTACCAATTCAAAACATTCAATCAATTACAGATGGAACTGCAATAACTGGTACAACTACAAGTACATTAACTGCATCAATTTTAATACCTGCAAATACAATTGCGGTTGGTGATGTGATTTATGTTAAAACAAGAGTGCGTAAAACGGGAACGGCAGGTACATTAACAACACGTATGTATGTAAATACAAGTAGTGCAATTGGTGGTTCTTTGATAGCAACAAGTGCAGCAGCAGCAGCAACCACATTAATGTTTCAATTCACAAGAAGTTTAGCGGTGAAAACTTCAACGAATACTGAAACAATGGCAGGTAACTTAAATGTCAATGCTGATGATAATACAGCAGTGACCACAGCAGTCAGTGCAAATAATATAGATTGGACACAAAACCAATATATAGTAATAGCAGTTCAAAATGGTTCGACATCTGATAGTTCACGAAGTTCATTCATACAAGTTCAAATAAACAAAGCATAATGATGGAATTGATAGAAGTAAAAGGAATTGAATTAACTTATCGCAATGAGATTTATGTCTTTCACGATTATGAAATTATAGATGAACAATGTGTGCACTTGCATTTGAATGAAGGTGTTTATGCAATCACTTTACCTTGCATAATTAACACGCAAGTAATCACTACACTTGATGAATTTAAAAACGCAATGAAATGACGCGAGGGAATATGCCTAACTTCTTTTCTGTTGTCGATGAGATGGCGAAGCGTTTCATTGAGTTGATGCAAAGTGATTACAGATTAAAACGCAAAACAACAACGGGTGCAGGTCGCTCACTAACAACAAATCGCGTTAACACTGGCACGTTAAATAAATCACTTGCATACAGATTGAAAATCAAGAAATCAAATATTGGTGTGAGTGTATTCGCGAAGGGAAAAGCAAGTAAGTATTTTGGAAGTATGGAAGATGGTCGTGGTGCAAATAAAAAAGCACCACCATCAAGTGTTATTTACGATTGGATTAACCAACGTGGTATTAAGCTACGTGATAAAGATGGTCGCATTCAAAAACAAACTGAATCGTTAAAAAGAAGTGTTGCATTCTTGATTGCTCGAAGCATTGGTAAGAAAGGCATCAAAGGTTGGAATGCATTTGAGTATGCGCTCGAAAACACTTGGGACGAATATGAAGAAAAATTATTTGTTGCTTATGGAAAAGATTTCGAAGCAACGTTAAACACACAATTTCAATAATTATGGCAATTACAATAGAAGAACAACCCGAACAATTTACACCAGTTGGTCAACGTCTTATCTACGTTGCATCTTCAACTAATAGCGGTAACGCAGGTTTTCGTTATGTGTTTCAATTCGATGATTTTACAATTAACGTACAACCCAACGCGAATGGTTATGGTGTGTTAGATGTCGCACCTATATTTCGAGAGAAATTATATCACAGCATTTTGAGTTCGTCAACGAATATTGTTCAAGAAACAACAAGTGTAATTCAATCGCGACCAATGATTAAAGAAGGTTGGTTAATTAATGGTGTGTTTACACCAACATCAGTTGGTCAACAATTAGCACAACGTTCATATTTGTTTCTCGCAGAATATCAAGTTGCAGATGGATTCAAACCCGATCCAAATGAACGTTATGCGTTGAGCGGTTACAAGCAATATCTTTTAAGTGAACGCACGAAATTAACACACGTGTGGAGTGAATACACAACAATTGGTGGTTTATCAACTGAAGATGTTTACATTCCAGCGCGTGATGCTGATTATGGTTTAATTTATTCAGTGGGTGATATACCAACAAAATTAACTGCAACGGTTGCGACTGAAATTGCGGTTAACATTTTTGATGATACAAATACGTTGATTGATGTGATTGCATATTCACTTGGTACAAATGCTGATGAAGTAAATGCAGTTGGTGCATACCCTGCAAATTTGTTATCTGATGGGGCAACAATGACAAATTGGAAGTGGTATAGTTTATACGCACGTGATTCGGGCGGTGCACAAGCATCACGCAAATATGTGTTCTATCGAGTTGATGACGATTGTTTATTTGACAACGTGCGATTGATGTGGACTAACACGTGCGGTGGTGTTGACTATTTCAACTTCACAAAACGAAGTGAGTTGAGTTATAACTACGAAAGAAAACAATACCAAAAAGTTATTGGTGATTACAATTCAACAACGTTTGGTTTTAACACTTACGATAGGGGTGTTACTGATAGATATGTAAACACAACGAAAGGTCTTGTTATAAATAGTGACTGGTTAAGTGTTGGTGAATTCGAATTCTTGCAGACGTTGTTGCGTTCAAATGATGTTTACATTGTTGATGATAATGGTTCTCAAACACCAGTGTTAGTTGCTGATTCGCAGTTCACAATTAAGAATGAAAAATATAGTAAGTTGTTCAACGTTACATTGAATTTAAAATATAGTCAAGGAGTAGGTTTATGATAAACGAAGTTATTTTATCGGTTAACAATGGTGATGGTACTTATGCAACTTTAGATTTGTACGAGAATGAAAAATTACATCTGAATTTTAAGTTCACAGACATCACAGATTTTAGTGCGGTTGGTAATTACTCGCGTGAGTTTCGTATACCTGCGAGTAAAACAAACGTTGATTTTTTTGGTGCGATTTACAACGTGAATTTTGATGGTTGGTTTGATTACAGAATCAAAACAGAAGCAACGTTAACAAGTAACACAATACCAGTTGCAACGGGTCACATTCAAGTTAAGCGTGTGTATTGGTCACAAGGTAAGTTATTCGAATTTGAAGTTGTGTTCTTTGGTGAAGTTCCAAATTTATCACGTGCACTAAATGAAAAAATGTTACGTGATATTACCACGATTGCTTATGGTGATTTAGACTATCAGTTGTTGTATGAGAATGTAAGTGGAATGAATGGTGATGTGATTCTTACGTTGTGCGATAAGTTTAATTTCACTGCAAGTAATCCCGAAGGACAATTATTATACTTCAACCCTAATGATTCGCAATATGGTGGTACACCTTTGTACGTTGGTCATTTAACACCAGCAGTAAAAGCGAAATATTTGTTTGACCAAATTCTTTTAGATGCAGGTATTAGTTACGAGAGTGATTATTTAGATAGCATTCTAACTAATGTGTATGTACCATTTGTTAATTCGCAATACTTGAATGGTGATAATTCAACTGGTGCAATCGCATCGAATTTAGCACTTGCAAGTAACATCAACAATATCACATTAAACACAACTTTAAGCACATATAATTTATATGCTCAATTAACTGAATACGAAGATGCTTCGAATAGTTGGAGTGGTGGAATATTTACTGCACCAACAACTGGTACATATACGTTTAGATTTTGGTTACACGGAAGTGCTACGCGTAACAACACGAATACTGATTTAAGCAATACAAATTTAACGGTGTTATTTTTTATTAATGATAACTTGAATGTTAGCTTAAATCAATTATCAATTATACCACAACAAGGAACTGCAACTGCAAGTGATGTTGTGTGTGATGTTGTTAAAACATTTCCAATGAATATAGGTGATACAATGAAAATTGTATTTGGTTACAATGGTGAAGTAATTGGTAATGGTGCAGAACCTTCGTGTGATTTAGATTTGATTGGTAATGGATCAAACGATTATACTGGTACAGGTATCGAACTGCAAAGTGTGACATCTGAATTGTATGGTAACGTGAATGTATTTATGAAATTCAACGCTCCCGAAATGAAACAAATTGATTTCATCAAAAGCATTCAGCAAATGTTCAACTTGGTTTTTGTTCCCGATAAGACATTACCAAACACGTTGCGAATCGAACCAATGAACGAATACATCGCAAGTGGTAACACGTTAGATTGGACGAAGAAATTAGATTTGAATAAAGACATTGTTTATTCACCAACAACAGATTTGCAGAAGAAGAAATTCACGTTCACGTATACTGCTGATGGTGATTTTTGCAACAAGATTTATCAAGATAACGGAAGAATTTTTGGAAGGTATGAAGTAACTGAAAATGATTTCGATGTTATCAATGATTTCGCAACTGGCGAAGAAAAGATTGAACTTGCATTTGCATCAACACCTTGTAATGGCGTAGATGGTACTGATGTTGTTGTTCCAAAGTTTTTGAATGAAGCAGGTGAATTCGTTAACCCTAAACCACGCATCTTATACTACTTTGCAAACTTCAATGTGCAGATGTACAATGAAGTAACTGATGCGGTCGAAACAACAAGTGTAAAGTGTTTAAGTAATTATTCAACAATGAATGCAGGAGTGAATGATTTGGATTTAAATTTTGCTCCAGAAGTTCCATTACACACAATTACTGCATCACCATATAATAATTTGTACAATCGTTTTTGGCGCAATTACTATCGTGAAATTTACGATGGTCAAGCAAGAATAATGGAAGCATATTTTGCACTTACACTTGAAGATATTTTTACATTTTCATTCGCTGATAAAATATGGATTGTTGATTCTTGGTGGCGCGTATTGGATATCGATGGTTATGTGTTGGGTGAAATGGACGTAACAAAAGTTAAATTGATTCGTGTGTTGGATATCGATAATTCGTGTGATGCTACACCAGTTAGTGCGAATAAAGACAAAACATTAAATTGGGAAGATTCAAACGGTGACCCAGTTGAAGCAACTGAAGATTGTTGTCGCAGGTATGGTTATTTTTGGAATCCATTAAATAGTTTTTGTTATTCATTACCATCAAGCGGAACAAAGAACTTACTGCAATCAAAAACGAATGTATTAGCACCAAAGTTTTTCGGTGATAATGTGAAGTTCACAACACCAATTGAAAGACCAATTAAAATTGTTTCAACTGATTATGCAGTTACCCGCAATGACAACTACATATTAACGCAAGATATGAGTGCAGATATCACGTTGTATGTACCAAACGCAACGCAATATCGCGGTCAATCAATTACATTCAAGAACATCGATTCAACTTATGGTGTGACTTTGCAACCTTATGGAATGCAGAAAATCGATGATGCGTTAACCTATACAATGAACGCAACGAATAGCGCAGTGACATTAGTTAGTGATGGAAGCAACTGGTATATCAACAATGAAAACGATACAAATGTTTTGTGGACTATTGAGTTAATTGATGTGCAAACAATTGACGTTTACGCACCTTATGATTTAGCAATTAATACAATTGATAACGTAGTTGGAGCACCTACAATTACAATCACAGATGATGCAGTTGCATACACGTTAGGTAATACAATCACAGAAGGTTCATTGATTAACATAACTGCAAGTGTTGCATCAGTAATTAATTTAAATATCGAACAAGTATGATAAAAGCAGATAACGTTGTTACGTGTTTGGAATTCATCAAGAATGATATCAAAGGAAAATCATTTGTATCACAAATCGCGCAAGGCAAATATGAGTTAGATATGCGTAAGTATTACGCACTAAAAGTTTTGCGAATAAGTGTAAACGTTGCGTTTTATCTATTTATTAGTTATCTAATCTTTTTTTAATGGCTACAAAAGAATTCAATATAACTGGCAATGGCGTTCAATATATGAACGATGTTGCAAAAGCGAGTGAAGATAGTGCAAAAGGTTTCAAGAGTGCGAAAGCAGAACTACGCGCATTACAAAATCAAATGCTCGAAATGGATCAATCGAGCGAAGAATTTAAGAAAGCATCACAACGTGCATCTGAATTAAAGGATAACATAAGTGATTTAGCACAAGAGTTAAGTGCAAACGCAGGTAATGCATTTGAGCAGGTATCAAATAACGTTGGTTTATTTGGTGACAGAATTATGTCATTAGATTTCAAAGGTGCAGGTATTGCATTAAGCGGTTTTGGTAATGCACTTGGACAATTGAATTTTAAAACCATCAAAGAAGAACTTGGTGGTTTAATTAAGGGAATTGGTGATATGGGTAAAGCGTTACTTGCAAATCCAATTTTCTTAATAGCGGGTACAATTGCAGGTGTGATTGCATATTGGAGTGAACTTACAACAGCAGTAAAAAACTTCAATATCACTCAAGAAGAATCGATTGATAAAATGATGCGCAGTGAAGCGGTGATGAAAGAAATGGATTCCGTTAAAGTTCAAACGGCGCAAATTGAATTATTAGTTCGTGCGGTTAATGACCATTCGAAAAGCGAAGATGATAGAAAGAAAGCATTAGGTGAAGTAAATAAAGCGTTAAAAGCAAATGGCATTGAAGCAATTAATGATATCAATGCAACGAACGATATCATCAATGCAAAAAATCAATTGATTTTAAAGTTACAACAAGAAGCAAAAGTTAGGGGTAAACTAAAATACCTTGAAGACCTTTATGCTAAACAATCTCAATTACTTGCTAATAAAGGATTCACAACTACATTATCAGAAGCTAATCAAGCAGGTCTTTCTTTGCTCGGTTTACAAGGTGGTTTCATTCAGAGCATTACAGATATGGGTGCATCAATGGTTGGTACAACTGTAACTGATTTGCAGAATATTCAAAAAGAAATTGATTTCATTAGCGAAGATATTTATAATGACCAACAAGCATTATCAGAATTGACGATAAAAGGTAACGAAGATAATGAAGATAAGAAAAATGATATTATAAAAAACGGTGCGCAAAAAAGAAAGAAAACACGTGACGAAATTCTACAAGAAGAAGCAGATGCATTGAAGAAAGCAATGGAAGAAGCGTATGAAGCGGAACGTGTGAATGAACGCAATTTAGATTTGTTATATGAAACGCAAGGTGTGCAAAGAATTGAAGGTGCATTACAAACAACAAACAAAGTAATTGAAATCAAGAAAGTTGAAAATGATGCATTAGATGCACTTGATGCAGAACAAGCGTTACGCGCAGAACAACGTCAACGCGAATTA